GAGTCTCGGCGAGCACCGTCCAGAAGGCAATCGCGTCTGGTCGCATCCACACCTTGCCCAACGGCCAGATCGATTCCGAGATTGCCGACGCGGAGTGGGCGCGCAACACCCAAACCCAAGCGCCACCCGTGGACCGGCGCGGCCAGCCACCGGAAGACGACGCGGAGGTCTTTGGCGCATCGCAGTATACGAAGGCGCGGGCGGTGCGCGAACACTACCAGGCGCGCCTCGCCAAGATCGACTACGAGGAACGGATCGCGAAGCTCGTCTCGGGCGAAGAAGTCCAGGTCGCCGCCTTCAATAAGTTCCGGCAGTTCCGCGACGCGATGATCAACCTCCCCGACCGCCTGGCGGCGATGCTTGCCGCCGAGACCGTAGAGGCCACGGTGCATGCGCTCCTCACGAATGAGATCCGGAAGGCCTTGAATGATTTTGCCGACGAATCTAACGGCTGAAGAGATCTACGGTGCCGCTGCCGCGGCTGGCGCGCGGCCGGACCCGCTGCTCACCATTTCGCAGTGGGCCGACCGCTACCGCTGGCTCTCGCAACGCGCGTCCGCTGAGCACGGTCGCTGGCGCACGGAGCGGACACCCTACTTGCGCGAGATCATGGATTGCCTTTCGCCCATGTCGCCCATCGAGCGTACGGTGTTCATGAAGGGCGCGCAGATCGGCGGCACGGAGTGCGGCAACAACTGGATGGGATACATCATCCACCAGGCCCCTGGCCCAATGATGTCGGTGCAACCGACCGTCGAGATGGCCAAGCGCAACTCGAAGCAGCGCATCGATCCGCTGATCGAGGAGTCGGAGGTGCTGCGGAAACTCGTGCGCGATCCGCGGTCGCGGGACTCGGGCAACACGGTCCTGTCGAAGGACTTTCCGGGGGGCGTGCTGGTGATGACCGGCGCGAACAGCGCGGTCGGCCTGCGGTCGATGGCGGCGCGATATCTGTTCCTCGACGAGGTGGACGCTTACCCAGGTGATGTGGAGGGCGAGGGCGACCCGATCACGCTGGCGATGGCGCGCACGCGGACGTTCGCGCGCCGCAAAGTGTTTCTGGTATCGACACCGAAGATCACCGGCATGAGCCGGATCGAGTCGGCGTATGAGGAGAGCGATCAGCGGAAGTACTGGGTGCCGTGTCCGACGTGCCGCGAGTTCCAGATCCTGAAGTTCGCGCAACTGCGGTGGCCAAAGGGCGATCCGCAGAGTGCGGTTTACGTCTGCGAGCACTGCGGCCAGGAGATTCGCAACCATCAAAAGCACTCCATGCTGGCGCGCGGCGAGTGGCGGGCCGGCGCGAAAGGCGATGGCAGGACGGCGGGCTTCCACATCTCCAGCCTGTACAGTCCGGTCGGTTGGTTCTCGTGGGGCGACGCCGCCAAGCAGTTCGAGCAGGCGCAGAAGAACCCGGCGTTGCTTCAGGTCTTCGTCAACACAGTGCTGGGCGAGACGTGGACGCTGCTCGGCGAAGCGCCGGAGTGGCAGAAGCTTTATGACCGGCGCGAGTCGTACAAGATCGGCACGGTGCCGCCAGGCGGGCTATTCCTTACGGCTGGTGCGGATGTCCAGAAGGACCGCATCGAGGTCGAGATTACCGCGTGGGGCCGGGGCAAGGAGTCGTGGTCGGTCGATTACCGGGTGCTCGAAGGGGACACGTCGCGACCGCAGGTTTGGGAGAAGCTAACCGCGCTGTTGAGTGAGGCGTTCCCGACCGCGTCCGGGCTGGAGTTGCCCATCCTGCAACTCGCAGTGGATTCGGGCTTCGCCACCATCGAGGTGTACCAGTGGGCGCGGCGGCAGGGCGGCCGCGTGCTGGTGATCAAAGGCGATTCGCGGACGCCCGCTCTCATTGGGTCGGCGTCTCCGGTGGAGGTGGGGCCGGCGGGCGCGAAGCTGAAGCGCGGCGTCCGGGTTTGGCCTGTCAATTCCGGCATGGCCAAAGAGGAACTGTACCGTTGGCTTCGGCTCGACCGACCTACCGATGAGGATCTCGCGAAGGGGATTCCCTTTCCTCCGGGGTATTGTCACCTCCCGCGCTACAGCGAGGAGTACTTCAAGCAGATCACCGCCGAACAGTTGGTGACGAAGATCGTCAAAGGCTATCGTCGGCACGAGTGGCAGAAGATGCGCGAGCGTAATGAGGCGCTCGATTGTCGCGTGTATGCTCGCGCGGCGGCTGGACGGGTCGGCATTGACCGTTTCCAGGAGAAGCACTGGGGCGACCTCGAACGCCGGGTGGGCGCACCTCCAGTGCAGGACGTGAAACAACCGCCGCAACAGCAGCGCACGGATGGCAGGCAGACCGCGCGCAACCGCGTGCGTTTCAGGATGGATCTTTGATTGAAGACCTTCACAGCCGAGGTTCAGTCTGCCGCATGGGAGTGATACGGCCAGGTGGAGAGAATTTCAGGACGCAGCCCGGAACGAATCGCGATTTGACGAGCGACTACACCATAGCCCGCGCATCCACGACAGCACAGCGGTATAATCACACCTTGCCTGCCAATAAGAAAGAGCGAAAGGAATCGCCGTACGAGAAAGAGGCGCACCTCGTCGAGTTTGCCCAACATCTCCTCCCCCGGTTCTTTGCACCGGAAGGGGCCGCCTGCTTCGTTGAAAGGGAGGTCGGTGTGGGTAGATCGATTGCTGATCTCGTTCTATTGATTCGTCGTCCTGACCTTCCCTGGCCCGCTTTGTCAACGATAAGTGTCGCGGAGAGCGTGATCCTGGCAGCTTTGCGTCAATGGGGGCCAACCCGCATCGACCTGCTCGAAATTCGTTGTGGTTTTGAGCGCCACGGCCTTCGGCAAGGAGCCCTAAAGCGGTTGACGAAATCCGGCACATTGCTCCGAGAACGTGGTGGCCGCGTGACGCTGGCCCCGGAGTATGTCCAAGGAACAAAAATCGTAGCTATCGAAGCGAAATTAACGAAATGGCGCGACGCCCTTGATCAGGCGGTCGTTTACCGGCGCTATGCCGACGAGGCTTTTGTTCTGTTGCCCGCGCAGAACGCCGATCCCGCAATGAGGGCCCGCGCTGATTTTGAAGACGCGGGTGTCGGCTTGCTGGTTGTGGACGGAGGACGGATCGTGACTCTATTCGATGCCATCGCCAGCACCAAACACGATTGGCGCCGCGACTATGTTTATTTCCGACTGCTCTCAAGCGAAAAGAGGCCTACCGGACAATGGTGCCAGCTCCCAACGCACCAAACAATTTGATTGCTCTTCTTCGAGCGGCTCTCCCGGCTGAATTTCAGGTCGATGGCTACCTCGATGCCGGTGGCCAGGGAGCCGTCTTTCTCGGACGCTATCAGACCCAGCAGGTTGCTCTGAAGGTTTTTGCTACTAATCACGATAAGCGTCGATTGGACCGCGAAATAGTGCTCCTTCAGAACTTGAATCACCCCAATATTGTAAAAATCCGCGCAGCCACGACTGTCGTTCTGAATGGTGCGGCCTGCCCCCTCGTCGCCTACGAGTACCTTGCCGGAGGAGATCTTCGAAAACACCTCGCCGCCAATGCAGCTCCGTTAACAAAAGAACAGATCCTCGACATTGGAGAGGAAATTGCGTCCGCCGTGGAGGCCCTCTGGCTGAACCGCATCGTTCACCGCGATATCAAACCCGCGAATATTGTGGATAGCGCGACCAACCATGTGCTCGTTGACGTAGGCTGTGCGCGCCACGTGGACCGCTCTAACTTGACGCTGGTCGGGAACGTAGCCGGTACACCGGGATATATGTCGCCGGAACAGGGGCGGGGACGGCGGAACCTCACTATTCACTCGGATATTTTTTCCTTGGGGGTCACACTCTACCAGTTGGCCGCGCGTCGGCATCCCTTTCAGCAGAATCAGGGACTCATCGGTTTCACGTCGCCTGCGCTCCTTTCATCGCTTCGAGCCGACCTACCCCCCACGCTTACCGGGTTAATTGACCAAATGTTGTCCGTTGTGCCAGCTCAGCGGCCATCCAATCTTGCGTTCCGCTTCAACCAGCTAAGACTCATATAAAGCCTATGTATCTCCTCAACCTCGGACATCGGTGGAATCTTCTCGGCACGGAAGGCGTACAAGGCGTCGTCCTGTTACCTTCCCGAAATTCTTTGGTCAAACTCCAACGCTCACCGCGACCCGACTCACAGGCTGTCCTCCTCGATCCTCAGCTCTACTTGGCCTCCCTCAATGCCGCTGATTGCACGAAGGTGTGCGCGAACCTGGCCAGCTTTCCATGGTTCGGGATCGATCAGATGCCCGCATTCGACAGCGGCGAGCAAACTCGGACCCAGTGGAATCAGGCAATGCGCGAGCAGGTCATCCAGCAATGGCCCGGTCAGGAGCCGAAGGATGCCGGCATAGATGAAGCGTGCAGAGCTGCAATCGAAACACAGATTCAGCTTGCCTGCACACACGTGATTCTGCCTAGCCCATTGATTACCGAGCGTGAGGATGAAGCGCAGAGGCAGGCTGAATGGCTCGACACCGGTTTGCTTGCCTGTGCAGATTTGGACGTAAGCCAACCCATTCTTGCCACCGTCGCCCTTTATGACGGCGTCATAAATGATGCTGCATTTGAAGCGGCTGGTTTTCTGGATACGGTTGTGGATCAAATAACAGCGCGAGAAGGAATCGACGGTGTTTACATCGTAGTTGCACAATCCAAGTTCGAGCACCCGTTTTCAACCCCCACGAGAACCTACAGAGCTTACGCTCATCTCGCCAAAGCATTCGCGGCAGCCGGGTATGATAGTGTGATCACCAATTTTGCCGACGCCTTCGGCTTGGTCTGTACCGCGTTCGGCGCAACTGCAATGGCATCTGGCCAATCGCAATCCCTGCGCCGCCTTTCAGTTCTGGATTTTAGGGATGCCGGTGGAGGGTTGGCCATTCCCTATTTCTATTCGCACAAAATCATTGCGGAACTGGCCACTGAAACCGACCTCGACAATATCGTCGCGAAGCGTCTGCTAAGGCGTGTTGAGGACGTAACGACCTACAGCCAAACTCTCATGACGGAACTTGCCAAATCCGGCCCGCCAAAGGGATCGGCCCGCAATCTGCCTCCCTGGGCCGAAAGCCAAAACAATCTCACCATGGCGTACCGGCATCTAGTTTGCCGCCTCGCCACCGAACAGGCGAAATTAGTAAAGCTCGGATCGCAGCCTCGCCTTGACGCAGTGCGCGACTGGCTGGAAAGCTCTACCGCCAACATGCTCTTCGTTAAGGACCGACTGAAGCCGGAAACCCTCAAAGGTTGTGTGGCTTCAAGTGATGTGTGGTTGAATGTCTTCGATGAACTAAGCCCATAACGAAACGAATCGCCCTAATCGGCCGCATCCAGCGCGTTTCTGGCCTGGCCAGTTTATTCGTAACAACCCCGTATAGTAAAAGGCCGCCACTGGCAGCCTTTTGTGCCTCTTCTTGCCGGCAAGGTCGGTCAACTCCCGAACCAGGTGTTCTCTCCGAAGCGCGTGTACCGTGAGGCGGCCAATGGCTTTCAATTATCCGATGCCACTTCCCTGCGCGGACGCATAGTTGGCACGGAAAGTTAATCCTCCATCTGACAGGCGCGACTATGCTTGACGCCTGATCCTGCTGGGTATACTCCAGCCTAAGCCTAAGCAAACTCAAAATGCCATTCACTCAGACCGACCTCGATGCTCTCGACGCCGCGCGCAAGCAAGGTGCGCGGCGAGTCCGCTTTCAGGATCGTGAGTTCGAATTCGATTCCGTGGATGACTATTTGAAACTCCGCAATTTGATCCTGAATGACGTCGCCCAGCAGTCCGGGCCGCAGCAAGTGCGCCAGGTGCGCATCTACACGACCAACGGGTGGGGCCACTAAAGCGCCGTGCCAATTGAAACGTTGATGACGCTCGCGCGCCAAGCCGGGCACGAGCCGATGCCGATCCCGCGCGTGCCGCGTACCCGTGCTATGGGGACATTTCCGTTCGATGCCGCCGGTCGCGGGCGTCGGGGAATGGGATGGAATCCGCCGTCCCTCGGCCTCAACACGCTCCTGTTTTCGCATGGCCTGGAGTTGCAGGCGCGCAACCGAGACGCAGTTCGAAACAGCGCGTGGGCGGCGGCGGCCGTCGATTCCTACGTCGCCAATGCCATTGGTCGCGGCATTCGCCTGGTGCCGCACCATCCGGACGATAAGATCCGCGACCTGATCACCAGGAAGTGGAATCGATGGATACGCGAGTGCGACGTAGAGTACGACCCGCGGAACCCCGCGTCGGGCCAGACGGATTTCTACGGCCAGCAGATGGTGATCGCCCGCGAGGTCATGGAGGCCGGCGAGTGCTTCGTCCGGTTCAGGCCGCGTTCCCCTAAGGAGGGACTCACAGTCCCGCTGCAACTGCAACTCATCGAGGCCGAACAATTACCGCTGTGGCGCACGGCGGTCGAGCAGATGCCACCCAAGAATTCTGTCCGGTGTGGCATCGAATTTCAGGCCGACGGACGGCGTGCGGCGTACCACTTCTGGAAAGCGCATCCGGGCGAAACGATGTTCTTCCCGATGGAGGCGCTGTCGGTGGAACGCGTGCCAGCTACCGAGGTGCTGCACGTCTACAAGCCGATTCGCGCGGGCCAGTTCCGGGGCCAGCCGTGGCTGACATCGGTAATCGCGAAGCTCTACGAGTTGGAGCAGTACACGGACGCCGAGATAGTCCGCAAGAAACTGGCGGCGATGATCACCGGGTTCATTACGCAGGCAAGCCCGGACAATCCGATCATCCCGCCGGACCAATACCAGAACGGGCCGACCCAGACAGATCCGGGGACGCAGATCAGCAAGCTCGAACCCGGCACGTTCCAGGTTCTGAACTTCGGGGAAGAAGTGCAGTTTGCCGAAGCCAAGGACAGCGGCGATTTCAAATCGTTCATCCGGACATGCCTGCAGGCTTTTTCGAGCGGCGCCGGGCTTGCCGAATACCAGATCAGCGGCGACCTGTCGGGGATCAACTACTCTTCGATCCGCGCCGGCCTGCTGGAGTTCCGCCGCAAGTGCGAACAGTATCAGCATTCGGTTTTCATCTTCCAGGTCTGCCACCCGGTCTATAAGCGCTGGCTGCGCGAAGCAATGCTGGCGCTGGTGTTCGGCATTGACCTGCTGAACGCGTACAGCAAAGATCCCGAGCCATTCGAAGAAGTGCAGTGGGTGACGCCCGGCTGGCCGTGGGTTGACCCGGAGAAAGACATCAAGGCTTCCAACGACGCCATCCGCAGCGGCCTATCCACGCGTTCCACCGAGGTGGCGGCGCAAGGGCGCGACGCCGGTGCCGTAGATGCGGAGCAAGCAGCGGACAACGAGCGCGCCGACAAGCTTGGGCTGTCTTACGACAGCGATGGCCGGAAGGTCCTGACCGGGCGCAACGCCGGATTGACGGAAGCCGAGATCCAGCAGGACGCCAGCAAGGGAGAGGTGGACGTGAAGCCATGAGGGATCTGACTCGTGTTGCATCGCGGTTTGTGAACACGCCGCTCATGATTCACCCGCCCAAGCTGGACGTGATAGTCCAGGCGCTGGGGCCACGGTTGGGGATCATGCCGGTGGCCGGCGTGAAGCCCGCGGAACCGTTCGCCGCGGCGTACATGGAGCAGGCCGACGACAGCGGCTACCAGGTGATCGACGGCGTGGCGATCATTCCGATCCAGGGCGTGCTGACGAAAGCGGAATCCTGGGTTTCGGCGCTGAGTGGTTGCAGCTCCTACGCGCAGATCGGGGGCTACCTTCAGGACGCGGTGAACGACGCCGGAGTGCGGGCGATTCTCCTGCAGGTTGATTCGCCGGGCGGCGAGACCACCGGATGCCTGGAGCTGTCCGATTACATCTACTCGCTGCGCGGCGCGAAGCCGATCTACGCGGTCGCCGACGACTTCGCGTTCTCGGCGGCCTACGCGCTGACCAGCGCGGCCGACAAGATCTTCGTCACGCGCATGGGAGCGGTCGGGTCCGTTGGCGTCGTCGTGCTCCACACGGAGGATTCCAAGTTCAACGACGAGCAGGGGTTCAAGTACACCTACATCTTCAAAGGCGACAGGAAGGTCGATGGGAACCCGCATGAACCGCTGTCGGAGCGGGCCGAGAAGGACATCCAGTCCGAGATTGACCGGCAGTACGACCAGTTCGTAGCAACGGTCGCGCGGAACCGGAAGGCCGACGCAGAGAAGATCATCGCGACACAGGCTGGCGTGTACTGGTCGGAGAATGCCGTTCCGCTCCTGGCCGACGAAGTCGGAGCGCTGGGCGATGCCATGAACGCGCTTCGGCAACTGCTCGGCGAGCCTGTCCAGAGTTCAACGGCGGCGATTGCCGCAAGATCCACAACCGAGGAGGTTACAGCAAGTATGCCCAACGAAACGCTCACAATCGCCGCCGAGGGTAAGAAGCCGGGCGACGATGGCGGCGACGAGAAGACCAACACCGAACCGAAGTACTGCCATGCGTGCGGGGCCAAGTTGCACGCAGACGCAACGTTCTGCCATGCCTGCGGCACGAAGGCCGAAGGCGAGGCGTCCGGTAAGTTCTGCCACGCCTGTGGTGCCGAGCTGCGCAAAGGCGCGGAGTATTGCCATGCCTGCGGCGAGGGCGCAAAGAGCGATGCCAAGAAACCAGAGGGCATGGCTCCGCTCGCCGGCGTCGCTGCCTTGGCCGGCGTGCCGCTCAGGATGCGTCCCGAAGGCGACATCGAAGCCATCAGCGCGCTGTGCAAGATGGCCGGTTGTCCCGACAAGGCCGCGGAGTTCCTCACCAAGAAGAAGTCCACGGGCCAATACTTCAGCGTGGCGGAAATCAGCGAAGAGCTGACAGCCGCTCGCGTGATGGAAAGCGAGAGGAGCATGATTACTTCCCACGTCAACCCGAACCAGGGCGTGGTTGGTTCGCTTCAGGAAATCGAAGCCCAAGCCACCAGCTACGCCCGCCAGAATCGCGGCAAAGAGACTCCGAATCTTTACGCCGAAAGCGGTACCACCAAGCTGACCAAGGAGCGCGCCTACGCC